CCACAGGAGCATGATGATTGCGGAAATCTCTGTGAAAGAACTGCTGAAGGGCAAGGAGTTTACGCGCACGGTATAGGATTAAAGGAACATTCTAGGTCTTCTGGATCTAGTAGCCGTAGAAAAGTAGAAGAGAAGTGGATGAAAGATGAGATTGTAAAGACTGGGGAGGCTATTGAGGGTAAATCTGGAGTGTCGCCATATACTAACTATCAAATCAACCATGAAGAGGCTGCAAAACAAGGTATAGCTAAAAAGGTAGACCCTGCCACTGCTAATAAGCGTAAGAAAGGATCTCAGAAACTAACCCAACACGTCGCTAAAAATATGTCGAAAAGTGATAGAAAACGTTCTGAAGATGGGCATAGTATAAAGGATAATTAAATAATTATTTTTTCTTAATTATTTTAAAGAGGTAAAGTCCTTTTATATCATAATGGCTACCACCTATGAACTATCAGATAATATCCAACGAGGTATTATATATTTATCCAAGTCGGATCCACATTTCTTAACTCAAGCTATGCCTATGGTAAAAGCTGAGTATTTCGAATATCCGTCACACCAGAAAATGTACAAGATTGTTGTAGATTATTATCTTAAGTACAAAAAGCTTCCATCGGATGATTTTATCCTCGAAGACGTAAAACAGGTAAAAACTTCTAACGAGTTATTCTCAGATTACCGAGACGAGTTAGACCTTATTAACGGTCTAGATGAGAATTCCTTAAATAACGAGGATTACCTTTTAGACCTAGTTGAAAGCTTTGCAAAAGAGCAATCCTTAAAGGACGCGATTATCCGCTCTGCAGAGATGGTAAAGGCTAAGAAGTATTCCGAGATAGAGCCTATCATGCGAGATGCGATGACAGTAAGCCGTAATGTAGATTTAGGGCTAGATTATTTTTCAGATATTGAAGAACGTTGGGACCGTTTAAATTCAGACACTCATAATGCTGAACATAGAACGATTTTTAAATCACTTAATGACGCACTTGAAGGCGGATTGGCATCTAAGGAATTAGCCATGGTAGTCGCCCCTCCGGGAGTCGGTAAATCTCTTTACCTTGCTAATCAAGCTGTACGATCTTGTTTAGACGGGTCCAATGTTCTTTATATTACCTTAGAAATGGCTGAGGATAGAGTAGCGCAACGCTTAGATAGTATCTTTTCTCGCATTAAACAAGACCAACTTAAACACCGTTGTGACGATTTAAAAAATAGGCTGGAACAGGTTACCGCAACTGTACCAGATAGAGGAGGCTTAAAAATTAAAGAGTTCCCTACAAAAAGAGCAGGTGTTAATCAACTTCGCGCTTATTTAAACCAGTTAAGTAATTATGAAAACTTTAAACCGGATGTCATCATAATAGATTATTTAGAATTATTAGCTACTGAAAGTGAAATGGCTGAATACCAAGCTCAAGAACGTCTAGCCCAAGAACTACGAGGTTTAGCTATTGAGCACAAATGTTTAGTGTGGACCGCTACCCAAACTAATAGGGAGGGTAAAAAGGTTCGACTTATAACAGATACAGAGTTAGCAGACTCGTATGGAAAAACTCGAGTATGCGACTTAGTAATATCAATTAACCAAGATGAAGAAGAATTCGATAAAGGTAAATCTAGAGTTTACATCATCAAATCCAGAAATGGCAGGGCAAGATTTATTATCCCAGCTAAAATGGATTATCAACGACTCGTAATAGGACAAGAATAATGACAGATTATAGAGATAGAAGACCACCTGCAACTGATAGTATGCTATCTGCACTCACGAAGGTTTTAGCAATGGGAGCACTTATGTTTTCAGTAGTTTATGGAGTAGGGATACCTATGTACTTAGCAATTAAATCAACGTTCTTTTAAAAATGAGTTACGAACACCCAAATATTTTACATATAGGATTTAAGTCTTATAAAATCGTACAGAAAGATTTATCTGACGAGGATGGAGTAGAGCTTTATGGCTACGTAGATTTAACTACTAATGTTATTTACGTAGACCCAAGCCAAGAGAGTATTGACTATAAAGGTACTTTACTTCATGAGATTCTACATGTGGGATTCAATTTGTTTGGATTAGGGGATGATGACGAAATGCCTGGAATTATAAATGAATTCCTAACTACTATTACATCTAATATGATGCAAATGTTAGTAACTTTAAATCCAGAACTTTTTGAATTTATATTTTCCAGAGAATCTTCTCCAGAATCTGTAGAAAATGTCTATAATATAAAGAGCGATGAATAACGAGATTAAAGAACTATACGATACCTTTGCGGATGATTACCTAACCATCTCAAAGAAGTATCTGCAAATAAATGATTCAGATATTGAGGCAACCTTAATGAACCATTCTGCAATCTATGCTTATTTCGCCGCTCTTCTATCCTTTGCAAAAAAGGTCCGAGATGATATAACTATTAAGTTAGATAAGGATGAAGCAGACATAATGTCAGCTAGAAGAGCATCACTGGAGTCAGTAGGAACTAAGGTAACCCAAGGAGCTTTAAACTCATACGTCTTATCCGTTCCAGAACTAGTGAGTACCCGACAAAAACTTGTCAACGCCGATAGTAGGTATACTCTTGCTAAAAGCCTTATCAACGCACTAGACCATCAAAAAGATTGTCTAGTACAAATCTCAGCAAATAAAAGAGCTGAAGCAAAACTATTTTCAACAAATTAAAAACAAATAAAAACATGGTAAACATCGAAGAATTACGTAAAAAGTATAATCAAATCAACAAGGCTCCTGGAAGTGGCGATAGCGCTGATTTCCTTAAGAAGTTCTTAATGATGGAAGAAGGCACTACACAAGTGCGAGTCCTACCGGCTAAAGACCCGGATGAAAATTTCTACGCTGAAACAGGTATTCATCGTATTAACGATAAGAACCACCACTGCCCACGTGTGAAAGGTGATGATTGCCCTATCTGTGACCTAAGTTTCAAACTTTGGAATACTAAGGATGAAGGTAACATGGCAATCGCACGTCAGATTAAGGCTCGTAAGCGCTTTTACTTGAATGCAGTAGAGCGTGAAACAGGTGATGTAAAAATCCTATCTGTAGGTATTAAACTATTCAGCAAGATTCTTGATTGTTTCTTTGATGACGACTTTGGGGATATTACAGACCTTAAAGTAGGTAATGATTTCAAAATCGTTAAAGATAAATCAGGAGAATGGCCAAATTATGACAAGTCAGCGCCTAAGCCTATTAAATCAGAAGCAGGAAGTGATATGGAAGTAGCAACTTGGATGGATTCACTACATGATATCCAAGGTCTTGTAAAAGTAGCTACCTATGAAGACCTTAAGAAAATGGCAATGGAAATCACAGGTGATGATATTGTAGAGCAAGTTAGAACTATTGCAACTGCAACAACATCAACTACTGAAACAACTCCTGAAACAACTTCTGAAGAAGGAGCCGATTACCTCTCTCACCTGAAAGGGTTAGAGTAGAGTTATTTTTTTGTATTGAGCCGTTTTCAGGGATAGCATTACCTAGTATTAGCGTACTAAAATTCACACATCCTTGGAAATGGTTCTTTTTAACACCATGACAAGTAAAATTAAAATTCTCGTAGTACCTGCTAATGAAGGTGGGTGTTCTTATTATAGGGCTATTATGCCATTCCAAAAACTATTACAGCATTGTAAAGATGATGTAGAAATTAGGTTTAATAAAAATCCTTTAAAATGGGAAAATGATACTGTACTGTCCTCTAGTTCTATCGAAGTTCATGAAGATTTAAAATGGGCAGATGTTATGATGACTCAAAATATATCTAATTTTGGTCCTGAATTTATGGTGCAACTATTTAAAGAAGCAAAAGCTTTAAAATGCTTCATACATTACGATACCGATGATTTATTAACCGAAATATATGAAGGGCATAGACTCTACGAAGTATACCAGGATAGAAAACTTAGTGATCTAACTAGATCCTTGTACTATAATGCCGACTTAGTATCTGTAACCCAAAGTAAGTTTGCTACCCGTATTGAAGAATATGTAAGAGGAACTCTTGCAGTTATAAAGAATGCGATTGATTTCGATTTACCTTGCTGGAATCTAGGTAAAAATTATAGGAACTCGAAGAAAGAGCCTTGTAAAATTGGATGGGTTGGAGGGATTCACCATGAACAAGATGTAAAACAAGTACCCGGGTTAGGTATTAGCGTGAACGCTAAGGTTGGACCTGAGAATATTTTATGGGGCTTTTACGGTAGACCTCCGTTAGGGGATGAGGGTAAGCAGGATTGGCAACAGAAGGTTTGGGATGAATATACCCGTATACTTGTAGGACCTCAAAAGCATAAAAACTGGACTGTATTTCAAGCAATGCCTAGTGATAGATATGGTTCCATGTATACAAATATTGATGTAGCAATTGCACCTCTTGAATGGAATAACTTTAATGATTCTAAATCTGAAATCAAACTTATGGAAGCTGGGCGTTATGGTATTCCTCTTATTGCTACTGATTGTGGCGCATACGACGAAGTTATTAAAAATGGAGTAACTGGTTATCTTATATCCAAAGAGAATAAAATTTCAGATTGGTCTAGAGCTATTTCTAAGTGTGTAAAAGACCCGAAACATGCTAGAGAAATGGGGAGAAATTTGAAAAAAATAGTAGATGAACATTTTGATATAAACAAAGTCGTTCACCATAGATTAACCTTATATAAACAACTTTTAAATCGTGACGAAAATTAAAATATTATCAGGATGGTCTAACCCGGGAGGCTCTACAACCGCCTTTATTAATTTATGTAATTTATTTAATGAGAATGGGTTAGATTGTACGTTTTACGGACCACATCAATTCCATTTAGGAAGGTGTAAATCCAATAGCTTAGATAACGCCGCAGTGAATGAGGATGGTGAGATTTTAATTATGCATTTTTTAAAAATACCTTCCCGTCCTGAAGCATCTAAAAAGGTTATTCTAGCATGTCACGAGAAGGGAGTTTTCCCAATAAAAGAGATAAAGCCATATTGGGACGAAATTGTCTATGTTTCAGAGGCGCAGAGAGATTGGCAAGGTATTGAAGGTACAATAGTACCTAATAGTATAACTTCAATAGCCAGAGATAGGCTTAAACCTGGGAATATCGCAGGTATTATAGGAAGTATAGATAAAAATAAAAATACCCATATATCTATCCAAAGAGCTTTACAAGATAACTGTGATAAGGTTTTAATATTCGGAATGGTTACTGACCAGCCTTACTGGGAAAGTATGGTAAAACCTCTCGTAGATGGGGATAAAGTAATATTTAGTGGGTATATCGAGAACAGAGATGCTATTTATTCTCAAATAGATGTAGTATATCAATCTTCTGATAGTGAATGCGCATCTCTAGTATCCCATGAATGTAAATCTTTGGGGGTAGAGTTTAGAGGGAATGAAAATATAGATGAAGTGTCTACATTAACCCCAAACTCTGAAATATTAGAAATGTGGATGAAGGTGCTAGATCATGATAATTGGTAATGGTTTAATAGCAGAAGGGTTTAAGAATTTTAACCACTCTAAGTTTGTAATATTAGCAGCTGGAGTTTCTAATTCGCTAGAGACTCGTTTAGGGGAATTTGATAGGGAAAAAGATCTAGTGTTAGAAACACTTAGAAAATATCCAAACAAAAAGGTTATTTACTTCAGTACAGTTCTTATTGATTCTTTAGACAATCCTTACTATACTCATAAAAGGGAAATAGAAAAATTGATCGCATGTAATTCTAAAGAATGGGTAATTTTTAGAGTACCTCAGCTTGTCAGCGGTAAGGGAAATTCAAATAATTTAGTCCAATACCTTAAAGATAAAATAGTACAAGGAGATGAGTTAGTAATATACGAAGGGGTAATGAGATCTCTTCTAGATATAGAAGATTTAGTGAAGATGGTAAAGCTATCAGTTGGGAAAATTAATAGAGGTATTGTAAATATTTCGGGAATAGAAATTCTTAAGGTTATTAATATTTGTGAATTACTTGCTTCAACTTTAAATAAACCTCTACGTGTAATAGTTGAAGATAAGTATGAAGACTCTTCATGGACTGAGTTAAATGACGTACTTGTCGAAAGTTCAATGAACTTACTAGATATTAAATCTAAAGGATACACTAAAAATCTGATAAATAAATATATTAAAAAATGGAATTAAAAATACTAACTGGGTTCTATAATGCTGAGAAATATATCGAGCGTTGTTTAAAATCTATCCAATCACAAACCTACAAAAATTTTATTTGTTACATCACTCATGATCTTTCAACAGATAAATCTAAGGAAATTGTTGAGAAGTTTATTAAAGACGATGATAGATTTATACTAGTAAAAGATTATCATAAGAAACTTTACCAAACAGGTAATTTTGATAAAACTATTAGATTTAATGAAAATATAAAGGACACGGATGTCATTATAGAGGTAGACGGCGACGACTTTTTACCGGATTCTCAAGTATTTGCAAGGATTGCTGAAATATACAAAAACTCTAAAGTGTGGATAGCTAATGGAAGTTTTGTGTATAGCAATGGTCAATTTGGATTTTCGCAAAAACAAAAAGGTTTTGATAATCTGAGAACTATTAGATTTACAGCCTCTCACATTAGAACTTGGAGAGCTTTTCTATGGAGGGCAATTAAAGAGGAGGATCTTAGAGACGCGAATGGAGATTACTGGCAATGGAGTGGAGACTTATGTTTTATGTACCCAATGCTTGAGATGTCCGGAGAAGAACATTACACATTTATGCCTGAAATTAACTACGTGTACAACGGGGAGAACCCTTTAAATGAGCATAAACTGGATATGCATATGGTTAATAACCACGCATACCTTATTAGAAACAAAACACCTTATAAAAGGATTAATTAATTATGACTATAGAAGATAAATACACACAGAAGTGCCAAGCACCCTCGGATATAAATGAGAACCTTCCGGACCTCAAAAAGTACGCAATGAAGTACGACACTATCACAGAGATGGGAGTTCGTGCTATTGTTTCTACATGGGCATTGCTTGCAGGGACCCCCAAAAAGCTAACGTCTATAGATATTAAACATCCCTCTGAATACGGAGGTAATATAGATGAAGTTTCCACGTTAGCCAAAGAGGCTGGAATTGAGTTTGAGTTTATATTGGGAGACACCCTCATTATGGATATTGAGGAATGTGATATGCTCTTCATAGATACTTTACATTTCTATGACCATCTAACTAAGGAGTTAGAGCGCCATTCGACAAAGGCGAAACATTGCATAGCGTTCCATGACACAACGTCTTGCCCAGAAGTATATCAAGCTATATTAGATTTTATAGCGAAAAATCCAGTGTGGAGAATTGACCTTCATAAGGAAAATAATAATGGATTGCTATTTTTGGTAAAAGACTAGATGAAAGTTTCCATTGCCATACCCGCATATACAGATGCTAAAGGAGAAGGAGCTAAAAATCTAGCAGTGTTACTCTATTCCATAAAAAATCAGGACTACAGTGATATAGAGATAATAGTGTCAGATCACAGTACGGGGGTAGATTTAATAGAAGATCTTTGCACTAGAGAGTCTAAGCATTTGAATATAATTTATAATAGGTATGATAGGAATAAAGGGTATTGGGGTGCTAATGTAAATAACGCTATAAAATTATGCTCAGGTGAATTAATTAAGTTTATGCAGCAAGACGACTATTTCAGTAATAATTCTAGCATATCTCATATGGTAGGTATCTATTTAAAGGAAAATTTTGACTGGGCTATATGCGGGGGTATTCATACTCAAGACTATAAAACTTTTTACCATAGGATTATACCTAAATGGACGGAAGACCTTCATACAGGTAACAATAAACTAGGGGGGGTTAGTTCTATAGTAACAAAGAATACCTCGGATAAACTTCGCTTCGAAGTAACGTTAAATTGGATGGGCGACTGTGATTACTACATAAGAAGTTTTAAAAAATACGGTTTACCAACTATAATAGAGCATAGTGGAATTGTGTATAAGCAATGGGCGGGACAACTTACCAACACTATATCAGATACCCAAAAACAACAAGAAGTAGCCTATGTTACTAATAAATATAGCGTACCTTATGCCTAATACTACCCAAGATAAAATAAAAGATTTAGTAGAGAGTATTTCTGATGATAAAAAATCTCTAAGATACATTTACAACTCAAACAAGGACTTTATACCTGGCACTACCCCTGTATATTACTCAGGGCCTTACTGGGATAATAGGGAAATAGAAAAGGCTTTAGAGTCTTTTCTAACGGGTAAGTGGCTGTCTGCGGGGGAGAGTGTAAATAAATTTGAAGCTAGATTTTCAAAAATGTTCAATATGGAATCATCTGTTATGGTTAACAGTGGAAGCTCTGCCAATTTAGTTATGATCGCGGCTATTAAAAAAGTACTAAAGTGGGAAGATGGATCTGAGATTATTCTATCACCTGTAGGATTCCCCACAACCATAGCCCCTGTAGTTCAATCTAACCTGAAGCCTGTATTTATAGATATTGAGATGGACACTTTAAATTTTGACCTCAATTTGATTGAAGCTAAAATCACAGATAAGACTAAAGCTATTTTCGTATCACCCGTGTTGGGTAATCCCCCGGATATGGATAAACTTTGTAAGATAGCTGAAAAGTATAACTTAGAGATCATACTGGATAACTGTGATTCTTTGGGGAGTAAATGGAGAGGCAAATACCTAACTGATTATGCTATAGCCGCATCTTGCTCCTTTTACCCTGCACATCACATCTCTACTGGAGAAGGTGGAATGGTATCCTCCAATAACTCAGAGATAGTAAATATAGCTAGAAGTTTAGCTTGGTGGGGTAGAGACTGTTACTGCGTAGGAGCCGCTAATCTGTTGGCTTGTGGCACTTGTGGGAATAGGTTTGATAAGTGGCTCGATAAATATGATGGGATTGTAGACCATAAGTATATTTTCGCTAACATGGGATATAATTTAAAACCTCTGGATATGCAAGGAGCTATAGGACTCATTCAGCTTACTAAATGGGAGGAAATCCATGCAAATAGAGTTAATAGTAAAAATAAACTTCAAGATATTATTATGAAATACTTACCGGAAGTTCATATGCCTGAAGAGTTGCCGAATGCGGAAACCTCTTGGTTCGGCACCCCCATAGTATGTAAGGGTA